GCTAAATCCGTATTTAACTGACTTATCTAATTTCTCATCTTCAATGATCCAACTTTCAACAACTGACATTCCCTCTAACATTTTCTTTTCGTGTTCTAAGGTTGCATTGTTTTGATTAGCTCTCATTAAGAATAGCTCACTTGCCTTACGTACTGTATCTTCACTAAAATAAATGTAGAACTCTTTGTCTTTATTCTTACGGTAAATTTGTTTGTTAGGAATTAAAGCAGCACCCATTAAGATACGTTTTTCAGCATCTACTTCTTTTAATTCTACTTCGTGTTTTTTTAGGGCTACAAAGTTTTCTTCAATCGCTGGGCTTTCAACAACTGAAACAGCATTGATACCACTTTCGATTTTATTATCGTCAATTAGTAATTCTATAATCTCAAACTTTTCCATAATTCCTTAACTTATAATGTTGCGTTTTGTACTCGATTTCTATCTAAAGATTGAGCAGAAGTAACTTCACCACTTACCACATACGCTTGTACAGGCTGTTGTTGTAAAGTCGCTAATTGGTTTATTCCACTTGTGCCTATCGTGTTAAACTGTGCAGTCATTGAAGCAGCAGCATCACCACCACCTCCACCACCACCTGTATCAGTTCCTAAACTTGGGCTTTCGTATTTTGATTTAGCAATTTGTGCAATTTTTAAAGCAGCAAATCCACCAGCAATTGTAGCGGCAATAGACTTAAATACAATACCACCGGGAGTATCAGCAAATGCACTTAACACCGCTTTAGTTCCGTCTATACTTGCTTGAGCTAAGTTCGAAGCTTTACGGATTCTAAATGCTGTTCTTTGTCTTTTTTCGTCTTTACCTGCACCCTCCTCCGCTATACTTGCAACTAAGTTTAACGCATCAGCAGTAAATTGGGCAATCTGAAATGCTTTGTCTTTTTTCTTTTTTATTTCTTCCGCATCGTATTTATCTTTTATCTCTTTATCTTTTTCCTGATATTTTAATTGTAAATTAAGTAAAGCCTCATTGTATTCCTCTTGAGTTTTAAACGCACCTTGAATTTGTAATTCATTTAATTTATCAAGTTCTTTTTGTAAAGCAAATCTTTGTTCTAATAATTCTTTTTGTTGGTCAACAGCCATTAACAATTCAGCTTCTTGCCTACGAGATAAACCGTCTGTAAATTCTTGATTTAATCTTTCTTGTTCTTCTTCTGCTGCTTTTAATCTTTCTTCTCGTCTTTTATTTTCTTCTTCTTTTTCTTGATCTCTATATTTTTTATCAATATCCGCAAGTCCTTTATCTAAAGCCTCACGTAAAACCAAAGAGTTTTCATTATAAGTATCAGCTTCACGAATTAATGCTTCGTACTTTTCTTTTACAGCTTGTATTTCTTGGTCTTCTTGACTTAATAAACTTGTAAAATATTCCTTTTCAGCAGCAGCAATTCTTTCTTGTAAATCTCTTAATTTTTCTAAGGCTTCTCTTTGCCTGTCTAAAGCTTCTGCATTTTTATCAACAGCAGACGTGTGGTCTTTTGTTGTCGCAGCCATTTTAGAATAATCTCTAATATTATCCCTTGACTGTGCGCCTTTAAATTGTAAAGCTAAAATTTCTTTATCATTTGCTTTTTCTAACTCATCAAGAGCATTTATTTGCTTATTAGTTGTTTCAATTGTTTCCTTTCTTCTTTTATTACCTAATTGAAGTTGAGTTAATGTTGCATTACCACCAGCTAAAAGTTGATTACCGTATGACAATAAATCATCTGTTGCAGTTGTTAATTCCGTAAGTGGTTTAACTTGCGCCTCTAATTGTTTTTTATATTGTTCTTCCCTTAATGAAGCAATTGCTTTTTGTTTAGCTTGTAATTTTAATAATTGAATATTTTTAGTTAATTGCTCATTAATTTGGTCAATACTCATTGACTCTATATTCATGTTTTGCAATAAGCCCGGATAAGCTTTTTGAAACTCTCTAACTTTTATGTTTTTTTGATTACGCGTTAGCGTTTCGTCTTTTAATTGTTTTTGTAATTTACTTGCTGCATTTAGTTCTGCCGCTATTGATGTTGTAGCTTGTAGTGTAACTTGGTTATTTACTTTTTGAGCAACAGTAGTACTTGACAAAGCTTCTTTTACTTTATTCCAATTTGAAGACAATACAGCTAATCCAGTTATCAATAAACCAATTCCCGTAATAGCAAAAGCTTTACCAGCCGCTGTCATTGCATTAAAACTATTAACAACAGTATTTTTAAAATCAGTAAATATTGGAATAGCCTCTTTTATGGCTACCATTCCTGAAGTAATAGCTAATAATGCGTTTAATTTTAATAAAGTTTGTTGCACAGCTTCGGATTCAACACCAAATAAAGCAATAGCACCCTCCGCAGCACCAAAAGCACCAGCAACACCACCAACAGCCATTGTTAACTTTTGAGCCATTGGCATAGCACCAGCCTCTACTTGTAAATCTACTTGCATTTGAGTACGCAAATAGTTTTGAGTAGCAGCCATCAAATCTTTATATTCTTGGGTTGCTTGTTTACCAGCTAAAGCTAATTCATATAAACGGTCTTCAGCTTCACCCATTCGTGTTGTCAACGGTTGTAACTGTCCATAAACTTGTTCGAAAGTACCGTCTAAGTCTGTTGCCGTTTGATTTAATTGAGTATAAGCACCTCTAAGGTCTGTTACTTTTTGTTTAGCGGCTACGGTAGCGGCATCAGTTTCACCAAGCGTATTATTTAAGTCTTCAAACTCTTGTTCAGCTTTAGCGATTTCTTGATGCAACCTTTTAAACTCATCTTGAGTAGTTGCTGCGTTAGTCTGTACGTTTAATTGGACTGTCCTTGTTTCCATTTATAGTTTTTTCTAAGTTGTTGTTTATAAATCTTTTTAAATTTTGGAGTGTATTCGTGTTTTCCTTTGGCAATATCAACCACCTCACTCACGTTATAAAAATCACTCGTTTTTAACAGTTCTAAAATTAAACCTATCATTGCTGTATTATTGTTATTTGGTTACTTGCTTGGCTTCCGTCAGTAAACGTATATGTAACTGTCAAAGTGATTACTTGTTGACTGCTGTTTTCCGTTACAATGTTTTGGAATATCTCTGAAATTATCTTATTGTTGTTTTCTGCTAATAAATTACTTGGACTATTCATGTTTTCAGGAATACAAACTTCAATTGTTGAACTACTTGTAATTGTACTTGGTGTAATGGTAACACCTCCAAAACTTGTTGTAATATCTGCACTTACAGCACCGTTTGGTAAATTAACACGAACGTCTAAACATTGAGCATCTTTATTTGGTTGGATTATATCCTGAGCAATCAACGGACGAAAATCTAAATATAAACTAAACTCTACTTCGCCATTTGTAAGATTAGATTTCATTTCGTTTATGATATATCTCTTATCTCTTATTATAAGTCTGTCATTTAGCCTTAAATTAGTTAATAGGCTAATTGGTAAAATAGTCTTTACGTAGACTAATCTATTTTTAAGGTTGAATAAATTAGTTAAATACGGAAAGTAATATGTAGCGTATAAACCTTGTTGTATTGTTTCGTTATGAATAATTGAATTATCTGCTCCAAAGTTTAAACTGTATTTCGTGTTTTGATAAGTTAAGTCCTGACCAAACAAAGCGTATGTGTCAATATTGAAATGAGTCGTACCGTCAAAGAATTTAATGTCATGTGCTAACGATTGACTTGAACCGTACAAATACATTAAACAAGGCTTAGGAACGTAAGACTGAAAATTCTCATTTAAAGCATATCCTAAAATTGCGTATTGACCACCTCCATTAATTGCTCTTGTAAAGAGTAAATTCTCAAATGGACTTTCTACTGTATATTCTTCACCATCGTAAGTAAATTGATATTCTAAGTTTCCGTACTGTTGGTTGTTCGTCTTAAAATAGTCTTTGTTTACAAACGATTCGCTATCCTGATATTTAAAACTAATTTTCTTATACAACTTAATTCTCTCGTAATCAATCTCATCTGTAATTGTGTATGGAGTAATATCTACAATTGCACCTTGACCGTACCAATCGTCTAAAGGTAAAACCTCATAAACATCTTCTTCAATACCTACGCAAGTCATGTTAAACTCCTTTAAAACCCCAGCGAAGAAATCAGCAATCTTCATGTCAGGCAATACGTTGTTTAAATTTACGTTTCCTGTTAATGAAGTTGTTACCGTACTCATTTGAGCATAATTAGTAATTCCATTCGTACCCAACATTTGATATATAATATACATATCCACATCCATAGCAGCAGTTGCTCGAAGTCTAAATGTTAAAACGGTGTTTAAACCAGCTGTATTTTGAATGCTAATATTTCCGTATGTTCCTGTTGAATCCCCTTGAACAGTTTGAAATAAATTACCGTCTTGATATACGTCTATATACCAAGTACCAACAGCACTTAAATTAAGTATGTCAAACGTAACTATGTGGCTTTGAACACCTATTAAATATTGTACGTTTATTTCGCTTGTGTAAATATTTACATAGTTAGCTGGATTCGGTAAGCTTGGATCAACAACCGTTGCTACAATTTGGTCAATATCAATATTTGACTGTTCACTTACCCAAGTATATTCAGTTGTATTTTTACCCCACAAGAAACATTGTGTAAATCTTGGATCACTTAGAAATGTACCTTGAAATGTAACACCGTAATCTGTTTCAATAGCTTCAAATATTTTAGCTTCAAATATTTTACTAATCTTTACAGCAGGAAACAACTCATCGTATTGAATGGCATGAGCATTTTGAGTAATGTCTTGTGTTCCTGAATCGTTGTAAGTCCAATATCTCGTGTTAGCAATTAAAGGGTATCTAACATCATAATCCGTAGCTAAGTCCGTGATTCTATCGTACACCTCCGTAGAATTAAACTCAAACTCTAAACTACTTAAATTTAAGTTAAACAATTTATCCTCTCCAAACTTATCTTTCAACGCAAGAATATCACCGTAAAATGTAATTGTATAACTTTCTACTTGTCCGTTTTTTACGTTGGCTTTTTCTAACTGAATCTTACCTCGTCTGAATGGCGTTAAATCGATTTCTATCCATGCTGTTCGTCTTTTATTAGAGTCAATGGTCTGTTCTACGTCCGACTGATAGAAGTGGTTAAATATCGCGTTATTATGCGTTGAAGCTGGAACGGTAAAACTCTGCGAAAAGTCAGTGAATACTTTTGAAATATCTGAAATATTTTGAACACTTGAGTTGACACTAATTTGCTCATCATTGAATAATTCAACTTGTTCACCCTCGATATAAACTTGGACTGTACGCTTCATATTACGTTGTTGATTGCGTTGTAATTAAACTCGAACTCTAATGTGTAGTTGATCGTCTTTTGGTTTATATTCTTGAATAATTCTGTGCTTTGTGTTTTTAAACTTGCTGGATAATTATTTAAAACTATTCTTTCACTTAGCATGAGTTGTTTAAGTAAATCGTTGTAACTCTCATCCACCCAATCCGTATTTACCTTAAGTGATTTTTTACCGTTTGTGTTAAAGCTCTTTGTTTGACCTTCCAAAGTATTGTAGTTCGCAAAGGTTGATTGCATCAAATTATAATTCGTGTTTTCAACGCTTAACGTGTCATTAGAAGCAGCATAAAACCATGTACATAACTTGGATAAACTCTAAGTACATCTACAAGTTGATCGTTGTTTAAACTTTGAGTAAATGTAGCTCCTGAAATTAAGTTGGTGTATTTTGCTTTATAACTTGTTGCTGTTTGAACCATGATAAAACCACCGTAGTAATTTGAGTTAGTTCCGTAATTTATAGCAGCATCGTAGGCGTAAGTAAAAGTACCCTCATCGTGTAAAATATCGTAAGTCAAACTTGGGTTGTAACCTTGTTCATAATACCCAAATCCGTCAAATGCTTTTAGGTTTATATCGCTGCCAACTTGAGTATATGTACCAGCATCTAATTTAAACTTCTTTATTTTGACGTTACACCACTGTGTTGTTTGACTTGCTGAAAAAGTGTTATAAGGTGTTTGTCTTGTATTCCAAGTGATATATTCTCGAATGTAAGGAGAAATATTGTAATACGTCTTTACGTTGTTTGAGGCTGGAATTAATTTATCTAAAGTGTACTGCGGATTAGCTGGAGCAGAGCCCGTTCCATTCCAAATAAATAATTGAACCTTAGAACCCTCTTGACCTGTTTCACTAATTTCTACAATATAGGGGCTTCGTGCAAATATACTCATATCATTCGTCTTAAATTCTCTTGTAATATCGTTAATAAATCTTGTTCCATATCTAATCCGTATTTTTCTACTAAGTCATCAGGCAAACTTCTAAAAGCATCCTCAAATGGCTTAGTAAAAAACAAACTTGGCTTAATTCCTTTTTTAAATATTCCACGTGCAATTAAAAACTGCAACCCCTTTCTTGAGGTAAATTGTCCACCAGCGTTTCTTGGTGCTATTCCTTTTCGAACCATCCAACTGTCTAACTTGCTTGGTGGAGGCATTCCTTTTAAACCTTTTACACCACCTTTGCTTTTAAATGAATAAGGTGCACCATGATTTATCTGTGTTCCGTTAACTCCTTTATCCTGAAAATTACCATAGGGCAACATTTTAAAATAAATACCTATTGAATTAGGCATCTGTTTTACTTCACCTTGAATTGATTTAGATAAAGCACCTGACGAGTTTTTTCCTTTAGCCGCAAGTTGGCTTCTTGCTTCTTTTACGACCTCATCTCTAAATTTTTCTAAGGCTTGTAATACTTCTGTCATTAGCAAATAGTCATTGAGTTAGACATCAAAATATCTAAGGTCATTGTCCAACCAGCTAAGTAGTTTTCAAACCTTTCTGCAAATGGCTCTAACGTCGCATTACCCTCCGTTACAAAATTATCAGAGTATAAATCACCACGCCTTAAAACATCGTATAATCTATTCTGAACAGCAAACATTGTATTCAACACGTCTTGTTCATTATCGTTTCCTATAAATTGATCGGTAGCTGTGTTTTTAGAAATGTCAACAATATCCATACACAAAATACTTACGTTAAAACGAATGATATTATTTTCAATAGAACTTGAGTTAACTATAATGTGAGTTAAAGGAAATATTGTCTGTTTAGCTAAATCAACTTTGAATATATCTCCCTCTGTTACCGTGTTTATGAATGCATCATTTTCAAAGTGAGTTCTTAAAGTATTTAGTAATGTAAAATAGTTAGCCATGTTTATTTAATTTACGGTTAAATTCTCTGTGTTCAATTTCGTTTTTTTGTCTTTCGTATGTGAGCCACGTGAGGCACTTCCTAACTCCCATTCGGGTAACCTCATCAAACTTTGTAAGGTCGCCTTTAGCGATTGCATAGATTGAATTGTACCATCCCCATTGTTTAGAGAATTGAGTCCGTTCTGAATAGTCGTGTTCAACTTCTGATTCTTCTCCATCTCCTCCTCTAAATATGAAAGAGAAGCTTGTACTAAGTCGTTTCCTAAACTCCAAAAAAAAAGCGTAGCACCCATAACCACATCAAGCGGTGCGTATCTCATAGCCTCTGCGAATTCGTCAGTACCGGTATATGGTAGTATTTGGTAAGTGTCTTTTCGTTTTTGAGTAATCGGTCTGTACATTACAGCCATAGCCTTGTGAAAGTTTTCTACGCTTCCGATATTAGACTCCAAATCAATGTATTCTCCAAAACTCATTTCTTCTAAGTTTGGAATAAACCCAAATTCGTGTTCACCTAATTTAAACCTATTTTGAAAAGCAGGTTTTTGTTTAAATAATTCCGCAAAGTGATTGGTGAGTTCTAAGATAGAATCCCAACGTATCTGCAAAACATCTTTCATTTCTAAACCACAAAATATTTGAATAGTTCTTTGTGCAATTAACTCATTATCGTTGGACTTATCAATTAGTTTAATAAACTCCTGATAGGCTGTTAATGGAATCTCACTTAGTTTAGTAGGAACTTTTAGTTCTGCTTTCATATTTCTTTAACTTTTATTTTTAGAATTGTAGTAAGCAAATGCAATATCGTATGCTTGTGTTAGCATTTTTGTGTGCATTCGTATTTTCATAGGATCATTAAATATTATTTTCACCTTTTTTCCAGTCTTATCCTGAATTTTTTCCAGTCTTATCCTGAATGAATTGCTCAACTGTGTGTACCATTATCGGGAGGTCATCTGTCATTGGTGTAAATTTAACGTATATGATATATGCCTTTTGGCTGTAATTCAAAATAATATCTCATCATAATACTATCCCATTCATCAGGTGAACGCCCTATATTTTCTTTTATTAATTCTTTTGGCACTATTGATAGTTTACCGTCTTTATCTATATCTTTCATTTTTATCTGCTCCATTTCTTCAGAAACTATATCAATTAAAGTTTTATCATTACACAATTCACCCATTTCATTTAAGCTAATTTTTTTTGCTGTTAAAATAGAACATTGACTTTTAAGATTAGAATAGTTTTCACCTTTTAAAGGTTGTGAATTATTTACAAAACCTCTGCATTTTAAAAAGTCAACTACGCCACCTCCTACACCGTCTTCATCTGCAATTACATTTGTCAAAGGAATAGAATGTTTTTGTATAAATTCATACGCTTTTTTAACAACTATATCTAATCCACTTTTTTCTATTCGATAAGATTCTACACATACCCAACCATACCAAATACGAAACACCGTTTTATCCTTACCTTGACGTGCTACATCTATTGTTATGTATTTTTGAGAACCTTTAGTTAAATGAACAGGATTAAAATAGTTTATAATAGCATCTTGAGATATTAAAGCACTTGGATCGTCATCATATTCCCAATTTCCGTAATAAAGCCTTTCACGTGAGTTTTTATCTAATTGCAATAATGATTGAATATAACTGTCAGGTAAATGTGGATTGTCCTTTGGTAAAGCTTGAATAAACTTTCTATATTCTTTTAATGTTCCGTTTTTATCTGGCGAATAAAACTCTTTATAAACCCAATTTTTAGCCGGGTTACAAGTACCCAATAATTTTGGTATTAATCCATAATCATTTAATTTATATCTAATACGAGATTTTACTATTTGCCATGCTTTATATGTTATTTGGTTGCACTCATCTATAAAAGCACCTGTCAACTCCAAAGAACCTAAACTATCAAAATTTGGGTCGCTTGGATAAAGAAATAAATCTTTTAATAATATTTCAGATCCGTTTTTCCAATAAATAATATTTGACTGAGCATTATAATCAAACTGATCGTTTATTTCTAATTTACCAGCTAATTCAAAAAAAGAATTTAATGTAGTTTCTTTTAAACTTTTAAGTTTAGATCTACCCATTAACCAACGAGTACCAGCGTATTTTTGACACATTGAAATAAGCCATAAACATCCAAATGCACTTTTACCACCACCAGCAGCTCCACCATATAACAATTCAGTATTTACTTTGTCATTCAGATAAAATGTAGCGTGTTCTTGTTTTATTAAAAGCTTCATTCATTTGGATTAATTCCGTTTCCTAAATTAATGATTTTGGTTTCTGTTACCACTTGCTCTACTTGCTCTTTTAGGTTGTTTAAACGCTGTGTAATACTTGGATTGTACTGTCCTACCATACCGCCTGTGATTTGGTCTTCACGTATTTCTTTGCGTATGCGTGAACAGATAGGTGAAAATTCATCGTAAGCTTTATTCGTATTCTTAAAATAATCTTCAACACATCCTACTTCATCCCAACAAAATATTTCGAATCCTTCCATTGTTAAAGGTCTTTCAAGGGGCTCTGCTCTTTCTTCAAAGTCTTTACCACCAAATACGTGTTTGATTCTTGGGTTCGCCTTTACGTCTTCTTTGTATCTTATAAATAGTTCGTATAGTTGTTCAGGACTATTTAAGTTTCTTGGTCTTCCTACTTTTGCCATTTTATTATTAATTAGGGTTATAGTTATAATTTTTAAATTCGTGTTTTGATACGGGGTGTACTTCCATTACCTCTATCTCATTATCCATAAATACTGCATATTGTGCTTCTGCTGCTTTCATTAATAGCTTTATAGTATTCAACTGCCTTTTATGTTTATGAGGATTGTAGAATAATATGTAGTAGTCGCTATTTAGTATTTGTTTTGTCAACTGTTTTGTTTGATAGGTTTTCTTCATAGGTTGTTGAACATACTGCTAATCTTTGATCCGTGTTTTGGTATTCACTTACCATTACATTATCCTCCATACATCGTTGTACAAAATCTTTTTTAGATTCGCTTTTATTTGGCTTCGGTATTGGCATCTTCGTAAGTATTAAATACAGTTTTTAATTGTTCTATTCTGTGTAGAAGACAAGGAGCACAACTTGTTGGTTCGTTTCTTACTCCAAATACTCTGCTGTGAATATTCATTATTGTTTTTTGTTCGCTTGGCTTTACTACATTCGTGTTTTTGTCAAACCATTCTTTTAACCAATCGTACTCAGGTTGTTCTAAACATTTAGGTTGTCTGTAAGGAAATAACTCGTTTAACTTTGCTTTACGTGCATCGCATCCGCAATCCTCACCAAGTAACCATTTAGCTACCTTTGCTATTCCTGTAACTTCTAAAACTTTTTCTACTGTATCTCCTAATCCTTGACTTT